TCTTTGGTGAAGAGCCCAAAGTAGCTGCATGCTTGATAATGCTAGAATCTAGCTTTGCGGTATGCATGAAACTTTCTTCTGCCACGCGCTGCATGTAGAAGTTCGTCATGTCAATAGTGCCAGTAAGCATTTCCATAAACATTTGGTAGATAGATGCTGCTGACAACTTCTTAAATTTCTCATCAGAACGAAGACGATTGGTAAAGTCTTCAATCATCTGCTGATATGTAAAGCGTGTGTAATGTGTATTAAAAGCCATAAAGATTCCTTTATCTTTTTATATTTATACACAAAAAGGCCGGTGGGAGAACCACCGGCAGTCGCTATTACAAGTCTTTGTACTTGCTGAAGTTTGGAAGGAAGAAATCAGGAGTAAATCCAATTTCTTCAACAACGGTATTGCCGCAATCACAAGGAATCTTGATGTTAGGCAGAATACCGAAGTTGTTTTCAAGGAGATAGTTCGTATAGACTGAGAAGTCATAGGCGTCAAGTTTCTTTAGATAGTTGTATGCGTCCAAAGTATTGACTCGTTCGCCGTTAATTTCTTCAAGATAGACAGTCAAGTCAATCATATCTGGGTCAAGCGGAATCTTAATCTGCTGATTGTTCTTAACTGAATTAGCACGGTCTTCAGAACGAATAGTTGGAAGACGCAAAGTCAATACGTCTTTTGAATGTGGAAGTTCAAGAGTCTTGTTGAAGTCATCGTTCAAGTACGCGACATTCAACTTATTAATAGTTGCTTTATAAATGCCTGCCTTGCCGCAGTCCTTGCATTTGTACTTAATAAAGATCGGAAAATCGTCATACGTGACGGATCTGATATAAAACAACAGCCAAAGTTTATCGCCCTGCAGAATGTCCTTATAAGGCACGCCATGTACTCTGTTGAAAAGCACGCCATTGATTCTGGCTTGTGCGTTTTCAGGTTTCATGGTGTTAAGATTCTTAAGGTCAATTGGGTCAAGCGGAGATACGTACATCGGACACTTGTACTCACGGCCCTTTGAAGGAAGCATGTCAGCGTTCACCATTACTGCATTCTTTGGAATTACTGCCTGTTTTGGAGTTCCAAGTTCTGCAGCTGCTTCATTCTTAATTGCTTCTTCTTGTGCTAAAAGCTGTGCGGTCATTGCGTTAAGATCGCCACCAGCAGGAAGTTTTGTACTTTGCATAAATTCACCTCAAATTGTTTTCTATATTTATTACACAAAAAAGCCGTGAGGCAGAACCTCACGGCTTTGGAATTTTAACTCGCCAGATTAAGCGTCAAACTTCTTTTCGTTTGGCTTAACTGCTGAACCAGCCTTGTCATCTGGGCCGATACCGTAGACCACGTCTGCAACAGAGTAGTCAGTGTCGGAGCCAGAAGTGTAAGTTGGGATCGGAGCCTTTGGGTCAACAAGGACGGTGCGCTTGTTGAAGCCAGACGGATCCTTGAATGGATCTGCTGAGTATGCTCCGTTGACCAACTCATCTGACAACTGACGGTAGATACCGTCACGGTAAGTATCATCATGGTAAATAGATCCGTCAGGATTGTAACCGCTAAATGCCGAACCAGTCTTGAAGAACTTGTCGAGCGGTGCCTGAACGTAATCGTTACCAACCTGATAAAATTCCGGTGCTTGAACTGTAGGTTTCATTCTAATTTTCTCCTTTATCGGTTAAAGATTAGTATACGTCACCAGCAATCTTTCTGTCAAGACCTTCGAACTTCAAGGTGCGATAGTAGTTATCTGCGCCCAAAAGGTTATTCGCAAATGCGTAACGGGTCATGATACCGATTCTTGGTGAGAAGGTGTTCGGGTCAATAGCCTGGTTAACTACACCGGTTACGTACGGGCAGAATACCACGCCAGCATCATCGTTAGATGCGCCCTTGTATGCGATAAGAACTTCACAGTTATCAACACCGTGGTTGACTGCGTAAGCATCGCGGTATACCTTGATTGAACCGCCGTTCAAAGTACCAACTTCAGCAGTTGCGGTAGAACCAGTTACATCAGTGGCAATCTTGTTGAAGAACTGGGTTGAAGACTGCAATGCAGTAGCAACAGCCGGAGATACAACAGCAATGTTACCCGGAGCCTTACGAGTTGCGATAGCAATATCGTTAGATGCTGCGATGATGTGGGTGATGATGTTAGAGATTCTTTCCTGAGACCAACGACCCATCCAAGCGTCATTAGCGCCCTTATCATCGGTTTCTTCCTTCGGACGGAGAGTCTTGACCTTAGTCAATGCCTTACAACGTGCGATGGTTTCACGGTCAATTTCTGCAGTAAGTTCATACTGGAGAGTGTTAACCATGTCGTTAACCATGTCAACGCCCTGCATCTTCTTGATATCGTCAATAGATTCAAGAGAGAAGCTTGATGCAATCTTACGAGTGCGGGCTACGATTGGCTGACGGCTGAACATGATTGCCAATTCTGGAATCTTGCCGTATCCGTCGTGGTTGTTAACTGACCACTTTTCAGCTTCCTGAGTTTCTACACCGAGGCCGCTGTCAGCTGGACCATGAGTACCATGCTGAGAACCAGTGAAGCCAGAATATTCCGGCACGTCCTTCCATGCTGCTTCAACGACGCGGCCCTTATCGAGTTCGTCCTTGTAAACAGTACGCATTGCGTATGCCAAGCCTACAGGTCCCTGCATTGCCTGAACGCCAACAAGAACGTTAGCAAACAACTGCGGATAAACACGGCGAACGAGTGCAAGTGAAACTGGAGCAAAAACTGCCTTAGCGTCACCGCCATGTGGGATACCCTGGTCAGCACCAGTTGGAGCGCCAACACCGATACCAAAGTCTTCTAGCAATGCGCCAGAATAGATATCCTGTGTGCACTGGTTTTCCATCAACTGTGCAACGTTTTCCTTAATATAACGGTTCTTGATGTCAGCTACTGATAGACCTTCGTCTACTTGAGACCAGTAGTCAACAACTTCTTTTCTGATCTTTGCCATTTTCTGATTTCCTCCAAATGAGTGTTAAAAATCAAAACTGATAAATTGCTTTATCATTTTATTTTATTTATTCGTTTCTTTTTTAATTTTCTCTTGTAAAAGCGGCAGCTGACTTCAACAAGAAATCATTTGCGCTCATTTGCTGCTTCGGATGGAACTTTTCGGTCAAAATGTCCTGTGTTTCATCTTCTACGTGCAAAGCATGAGAATTAAGTCTGTGATTTTCCGAAAGACGCTGTGCAGCAGGGCGCTTCATAGCAGGAGCACGTTCGTTAAGAATAGTGATGTAGGAATCAATATCTTTCTTAGTGTTTGCGTATGACTTGCTTTCAAACATGTTCTTAACGCGAGCAGTCTGCTGGTCATTAAGTCCACGAGTCTTTTCAGCAATAAGTGCCTTCTTTTCAGCTTCGTCCAATCTCTTTGAAAGGCTCATACCAGACTCAACCTGAAGTCTGAGAGATTCCTTCAATTCAGCAAGCTCTTTCTTGGCTTCACGAATCTTTGCAGATCCACTAGTGTCAAGCGGTACGAACTGATCTTGGAATGCGTTCTTGATAACGTTGATGATCGGTTCGTAGGTTTCGTTAACAGCTTGTTTCTTGATAAGATCTGGACTGATCTTTTCGGAAATAGTCTTTTCAAGCCAAAGATCCAAGCATTCAAGCATTTCCTGCTCGAAGTTTTCAATCTCTTCGCCAACACGAGCCTTGAAGTTTTCTTCAGACTTCTCGAAGATATACTGCTTTGCTGCTTCCTCAAGTTTCTTCTGTTGGGCATCAATCTTCTTCTGTGCCTTTTCAGCGATACTGGTGCAACGCATTTCACAGTACTTATTGGCTAGAGCTTCCAACTCAGCTGTTTTCTTATCAACTGCTTCTTGGATTTTCTTCTGACAAAATTCGTCAGCTTTCTTGGCAAGATTCTTTGTTTCTTCTGTAAGTTTTACTTGTACTCTTTCGTCCACAGCTTTCTCGAATGATTCCTTTACTTCATTCAAGTCCTCTGGAGAAAGGACACCAGAAAGTTTTTCATAAATCTTTTCCATTCTATTTCCTCCAATTTACTTTTCAACAACGAGAGGCGTTTAAAATCCTTCTCTTATTTTATTTATCTCAATGCGGTAGGCAAAAATTCTTGTTTTTAAAGTCATAAAAATACCGGAGGACGAACCTCCGGTTTTATTGACGTAGACCTAATTTAATATGCTTTCTTAGTAAAGAACTTTCGTCTGTACTGGTCCCTTAGAACTATATCGGATAGATAATTGATTACAGAATTTTCTGTATTTCCAACAGATTTGTTCAATTTTTTATTAAACAGTTCACCCATTACATGGAACCATCCGTCTTCAGGGTCAACGTGAATTTCTACATCGCCGTCATCTCCAAAGTCAAGGTAAAGGCATTCGTTATAGTCATAAGTACGGAATGTAACTTCGTCTTCATCCAATTCCAAGATGTCAGACGCCAAAATCTTGTTTCTCAAGTTGAACAGTTTTGCATGCTTTGCCTTCACATCAAGTTCTGAATGCTGGAAGTGTATATCATGACGCTTCTGGTTAAGAGCAGCAACCTGTCTTAAACTCATCTTCTTCAACTGTTTCGGATCGTTCAAAGCGTCATCAACTTCTCTGTAATCATCGTCATGCGTTTCGGTATCTTCAACGATAAGACCTGCATTCTGCAACGTTTTAATTGCTTCATCTAATGTAAAATCCATTTCTGCTCCTTACGAGAAATTCTTAATAAGACCAAGTTCTCTGTCAAGTTTCTCGATAGTGTCTGCAAATAGATTTTCTAGCGAGATCTTTGAAGAATACTGTTTCTTATACTGTTCAAGTTCATCACGGAATGCCTGCAACTTACGAAGAGCGGCAGACAATTCATACTTTTCATCGTTGATGAGATATGACTTTGACTGTAGCTTAAATTCATATCCCATAGACAAGACCGTTTCAACTAGCTTATCAGCGAAGTCACGGATTGCATCATAGATTTCTTCAAAGTGCGTATGATGAAATCCGCTTCCACAAGTCCAATGCCAGATCTGAACTTTGTTTGCGAATGTAAGTGAGTCAAGTGCGAAAGTATAGAGCTTTTCGCACTCATTGTCCATCGTGCTCGCAAGAAAACTGAGGAAATCATCAGCGATCTTCTGATTCTCAGGATTCTGTGCTACTGGTTGTGAAATTGCTTCGCCTTCCATTAGTCTTCAACCTCTTTAACCTGCACCGCCTGTGGAGTAAATGCAGAATGCTCGCCTGTGTAGATAGGCTTAAGAAGTTCATGAGTATGTCCGCAAGATTCAAGAACCTTGCCATCAACGATCATATGTTCATGCATTGCAGCATGAATAGAATCCTTCTTTGGTTCATCAAGAGCAGGACCAGTCTTGCCCCAACCCTGTGCAGGATCCCAAAGAATGTAATCGTGATGATGCGGTCCGCAACACTGATTGCCTTTCATGCTATCAGTCTGTCCAATGGAAACAGTGCTTTCATTCAAATCATGCACTGATTCCACTGTGTTCTTAAGAAATTCATCTAGATTCTGTGCCATTTATTGCCTCTTAATCATTGCCGATAACGCTGAATGTTGAATATCTAAACTGGACAGAACGAGCAAGCTTGGTTTCAGATTCCATATCAAGTTCAGCAGGAGAGATTTCCTTCGGCCAGCAGAACTTGAACTTGTAAGAAATCGGGAGCTTGTTCTCGAGAGTTGAGTCATAGATGTCAATGGTGATTGTAGCAGCATAGTCTTGCATATAGTTAGAAACTGCACCACCTGTTGAGCCATTTGCATCAACGTCATCTTCCTGAGTGTGGTTATAAAGAAGGTTGGACCAT